CTTATTAAAAAGATGAAGGAGAAAGGGATAAGTGAGTATGATGAGATATACCCTGATCCCGAAGATCCCAAGACCATAGAGGAGCTGAGGACAGCAGGGTTCAACATGCAGGACAGCGACAACAGCGTATTGTCAGGGTTCAAGTTTATCAAAAGCAAGAAGCTATTTATAACAAAGAGGTCAGTTAACCTTGTCAAGGAGCTGAGAAATTATATGTGGAAGACGAAGGACGGCAAGCCGGTGGATCCAGAACAGCCAGTCAAGGAGAATGACCACTTAATTGATGCAGGTCGATATGCTCAATACTCAATGAGTAAGTCAGGAGGTGTGGGGTTAGAGTGGCTTTAAATATATGAAAATCTTTGGCAAAGAAATCCCAAGAAGGAAAGCATTCCTCAAATTCACTGAGATAAGAAATCAGCGACAAAGAGGAAGCCATTGGGTTGAACTGATTATAAGTGTAGTTAATCCGCAGCTTCTTATTAGCATGACGATTTTAGTCAGCCTGAAGCTGACCCAAGTCGGCTACCACTTTCCCTTCTGGCTGTTATTGGGATTACTGACAATGGGCGGGATACTGTTAGAAGTATTAAAGTGGTTGGTAGGCAGGCAGGATTACAAGAAATGGAAGTTATGGGAGTTGGAAACTGAATGGCTTGCCAAGAACAAAGTTGTAGCACCATTTAATGTGGATATGATGAAGACCCTCAGAAAGATTTGTAAGAAGTTGGGGATAGAAGACGAGTTTAGAGACATAAATAGAAAAGATGACTAAAGGCGAAACTACGATACAAATAATAAAAGCAATGGCTCTCGGGTTGGTATTCACGGCACAAGTAGTTTTGTGTTACATCGCCTGGGAGATATTAAAAGTATTAACACTAAGTGTATGAAGTGAACCTAAACATATTCAAAAGAGCAAAGGATTACTTAGGATCTAAAACAAAGGCCTTCTGGACTACTGGTTTTAGGTCTTTTTTCTTTAGCGAGAACGTCTACCAGCCTACGAACAGGGACTATCTGGACTCCTACAGTAGCTGTCATCTGGTTTACGCCGCCACCAAGAAGATAGGAGAAGCGGTGGCGAATGTGGAAAAGAAGCTCTACGAGGTTAAGGGCAGCTACGGGAAGGAGATCATCGAGGAGAGGAAAGACCACGAGATACTTGACCTTCTGGCTAAGCCAAACAAGTTCATGACAGGCTTCGAGCTGTTCAAGGGAATCTCGATAGACCTGGACCTGATGGGGAACTCCTACATCTTAAAAGCGAAGGCCGAGGGCAAAGATGGAAGACTGGAAGGAAAGACCTTGGAGCTGTGGCCATTGAGACCAGACTGGGTGAAGATAATTCCAGACGAGGAGGAGATAATCGGCGGGTATGAATACAGAGTTCCAGGTGGAGAGGCACAGACCTACGAGTTTGACGAGGTTATCCACATTAAGGAGATGAACCCCAAAAGCTCTTTTTACGGGCTTCCTACGGTCAAACCCGCTTTAGAGATAATCAGGAGCTTGGTCTATGCCATAAGGTGGAATATGAACTTCTTTTACAACTCAGCGAGACCTGACTTTGTTATATTTACCGAGAACAAGATGCAGCCGCAGGATAAGGAGGATTTTAAGAAAGCATGGCGGTCGGAGTTCGGAGGATTAGAAAAGTCACACAGGTTCGGCATCCTTTCTGGGAAAGATGTAAGGATAGAGAAGCTGACCCAGACCATGAGAGATATGGAATTCGGAAAGCTAACAGAGGTGGCAACGAACCAGATATTGGCAGCGTTCGGAGTCCCGAAGCACATCATAGGAATGGTTGGAATGAACAGAGCAGAAGCAGACGCACAAATCTATACTTTCCTGAGTGTAACGATAGAGCCAAGATATAAAATGATTAACGAGAAGCTGAACGAGTTTCTGGTGTCGGAGTTTGGCGACAACTTATATCTGGACTATGTAGACCCTACACCAGAGAATAGAGAAGCCCTCGTGAAGGAATATGAGATGTCCCTAAAGAATAATTGGATGGTAATAAATGAGGTCAGGGATAAAGAGGGATTGCCACCCTTAGAGGGAGGTTGGGACTTCTATCTGCCAGTTATGATGATACCTACTGGTGGAGTTCCTGAGAGCGAGAGAACTAAGATGTTCAAGATCAAGGGAATAAACTCTCGGGCATACTATAAACACAAAAAGGAAAAGGAGAACGAGAAGCTTAGAGAGCGAGTGATGACTGGCAAGAAGAAGCTCAAGACAACCCTGAAGCTGAAAAAGGATCTGGTTAAGATATTTGCCGATCGGTTGGGGATAATAAAGAAGCTAAGCTTCACCGACGAGAAGAAGCAAGAGCTCTGGAACGAGCACGATAAACTTCTTACTGGGGATGAGAAGACCTTCAAAACGATAGTGGTGGAGCTTTTCAAGAGCCAGCAGAAGAGAATAATCGACACATTGGTGAAGCCAAAGAAGGCAGTGGGAGATATTGATTGGGATAAAGAGAAGACTCTTTTTGCTAAAGTATCAACTCCTTTCTTTACAAGCATAGTCGAAAGCAGGGGTAAGAGAGCTGCAGCACTTGTGGGGAGTACCTTTGAGATGACTGCCGATGTAAGGAAGTTCATTAAGAACAAGACAATCCTCTTTGCCGACCAAGTGAACGATACCACGAGAGACCACCTCAAGAAGACCCTATCAGAAGGAGTGGCTGAGGGCGAGGGAATACCTGAACTCACAGCGAGAGTCAACGATGTCTTTGATAGTAGAACCAAATGGGAATCTGAGAGGATAGCGAGGACGGAGGTTCTAAGTTCTTCCAACGGAGCTGAACTTGAAGCTTATATGCAAAGTGAGGTCGTGGAGAAGGTGGAGTGGTCAGCCACAATGGACGACAGAGTAAGACTTGAGCACGCTGCTATGAACGGCGAGGTTGTGGTGAAAGGCAAGCCATTCTCTAACGGGTTGCTTTATCCTTCAGAACCTAACTGTAGGTGTGCCTTATTACCAGTCGTAGATTAAAAACACATTTAATATAAATAAAAAAATAAACAATTTTAATACTAAGAGAGACAAATGATAAAGTTATATGCACCAGCAGAAATAAAGTCAACAAGCAAAGAGGGAGAGAATGATATTTATGAGGTTTTGGTTTCATCCGGGAAGGTTGACCGATTTGGAGATACTATAAACCCTAAAGGATGGTATCTCACTAATTATAATAAGAACCCAGTTATATTGTGGGCCCATCAATCTGGAGGGATGTTTGGAACAGCAATCCCACCTGTTGGGCAAGCTACTAAAACTTGGGTTAAAGACGAAAAGGAATTATGGCAGAAACAGATATTTGCCCCAACTCCCTTAGCTCAAGAATTAAAGACCCTCGTGGATGGAAAATTCCTAAGAGCCCAAAGCGTTGGTTTCTTGCCGCTCGTTGAAGATGAGAAAGGAAACATCGACATTGAGGGGAAAATGTATAGAAGGATATTTGAGGAGGAATTGAATTCTTATATTGAAAAAGGATTTGTAGAAATTGCTGGGAAAAAATATAGCAAAGAGGGAACACATTTTGATAAACAAGAACTTTTAGAAGTCTCTTGGGTTGATGTCCCAGCCCTACCAACCGCTCTGGTGGCAGCGAGGAAGATGAATTTGGCTTTAATGACAAAGGCTTTAGAGGAACAGATTAAAGAGATAGAGCTTGAAATCAAGCCCTACGCCAACGAGCATTCCTGCCGACTTGAAAGCCCAGATAAGTACAAGAGATTCAGAAGGCAAAATTGTCAACGGAAGCATGATGGTAAATGCATTGATGTAATCTGGGGTATCACGAAAGGAGAGGAGGAGAAGACCGAGCAACAGGCATTTAGATATGATAAGGAAGTATGGACAGCAGCAAGTGCTAAAACCCACTGTGGGGACAATGATGGAGCATTTGAGCCAGCGAGCGAGGAAAGCATAGAAGATTATGATACTTGTAAATGTGGTAGCAAAGAGATTGAAACTTTAAATTGGTATCCATCAATAGAATTATATACTACTGCTTCTATTTCAGAGCAAAAATGCAAGGAATGTGGAAGATTTAGGAGAATAGAAAGTGATGTAGGAAAACCAATGAAACTTTTATCGGAAAGATTTGAAACAAAAGCAGGAAGAGTCCTTTCGGAGAAGAATAGGACTCTTATAAATAATTGTTTAAAACAAATGGGGGTAGCTATTGATGCCCTAAAGGTGCTACTTAAAGCGACTGAGCAGCC